CCAGCACCTCGGTGATTTCCGGCCTGGACGCGAAGACCGGAAAGGTCATCAAGGCGTCCTCCGCTTCCGACACCGGAATCGGAACGTTCCTGAATTCCATATCCACTGCCCGAGCCGTCGACAACTACGCCGACGCGCAGGCACTTATGGAAGCACGCACTCTCGCTTCCCGTGGCTGGATCACCATGCAGGCCGAGATATATGGCACGGCGAAAGTCGCCCCGGGAACACTCATCGGGATCTCCGGCAGTTCCATTTCGTCGGACAACAAGGGCCGGTGGATGGTGACGGGCACCAAGCACGTCATCAACCGCGACAAGAGCAACACGGGCCTGATGTTCACCACGACCGTGGATGCGGAAAGGGACCAGCCCTACGCGGTAACATTCCGAAGCGATGCGAACAAGCGTTTCAAGTTCGACACCGTCCCGGCTGTGCTGAGGAACAAGCAGTTCTGGGAATCGAGTCTTCTGGAGGACATCAATGTCGGCTGATCCGGTGCTGGGAATGTACCGGGCGAGCGTTGCCAATAACCAGGACCCGCTGAACGAAGCACGTGTCACGCTGCTCATTCCGCAGGTACTCGGAAACGCCGAAAGCGCCTGGGCCGCCCCCTCTTCCCCGACCAACACCATCCCGCCGGTTGGCCAGACGCTGTGGGTCCAGTTCTCCGGCGGGGACATCACCAAGCCGGTCTACTCCCCGCTGGGGATCAAGGACGTCCAGGACCAGGTCGACCAGCTCGGCGACGGGGGCGGAGGCTCCCTCGACGCCCTGCCGCCCAAGGAGCCGACCGCGCTCACCCTCACCACGGTGCAGTACGTCACCAACGAGGGCGCCACCCGGGCCCGCGTGACGGCGAGCTGGACCCCGCCGACCGAGAACCAGGACGGCACTGCACTCACCGACCTGTCCCACTACCTGCTCCAGACCTCCTACGACAACAGCAACTGGAGCGGCGGCTTCGTCACCACGGAGGACCTGGTCCTCCTCGACGGGCTTAATACCGGCGTGGCCCTCTACGTGAGGGTCGCGGCCTTCGACACCAGCAACAACACCTCCCTGTGGGCGAGCGCCAACCTCACCACGGCATCCGCTTCCACCCCGCCTCCGGTGCCCTCCGCGCCGGGGGTCCTCGGCGTGCTCGGCGGCCTGCGCGTCACATGGGACGGCAAGGACAACACCGGCACGGCAATGCCTGCGATCTTCTCCCACGTGCAGGTGCAGCGGGACACCACCTCGGCATTCTCCAACCCCGTCGTGATCGGCACGCTGCCCGGCCCGGACTTCCTGTACGACTCCATCCAGAACTACGCCAGCGCCTACTTCTACCGGCTGGTCGCCTACTCCAAGGTCGGCATCGCATCGGCCCCGTCCGGCTCGAACTCGGACACCCCCAAGCAGGCCGTCGCGCAGGACATCCTCGACGGCTCGCTGTCGGCGGCGAAGATCGCGGTCGGCGCCATCGACAACACGAAGCTGGCGGCGAACGCCGTCCTGGCTGCGAACATCGCCAACGGGGCTGTCGAGGCAGGCAAGCTGGCGGCCCTGGCCGTCGGCACCACGAACATCGCCAACAACGCGGTGACCGGCACCCAGCTCGCGGACGCCACGATCGGCTCGGCGAAGATCATCAACGGCGCCATCGGCAACGCGCAGATCGCCGACGCGGCCATCAACAACGCCAAGATCTCCGACCTCGACGCGGGCAAGATCAACGTTGGCACACTCAACGCCGCGCGCATCGCGACCGGATCGCTGGACGCCTCGAAGATCACCGCCGGGACGCTGACGGCTACCCAGATCCTGGCGGGCTCGATCACGGGCGACAGGCTCGCGGCCAACACCATCACCGCCAACCAGATCGCGGCGAACACGATCACGGCCAACCAGATCGCGGCCGGAACGATCACGGCCCAGAGCGGTGTCATCGCCAGCATCGACGCGTCCAAGATCACCGTCGGGAAGATCACCGCCACGCAGATCGACGCGACCAACCTGGTCGTGACCGGCGGCAACGTGAGCGGCACGGTGGCCAGCGCTACCTCGGCAACGACCGCCACGTCCGCTACCAGCGCCTCGTCGTCGACCACGGTCACCGGCTCCATAGGCGCAGGCGTCTCCGTCCCTGCCGGACAACTGAGCAACGGCACCATCCCGACCACGACCACGATCAGCGGCGGCTCGATCAAGACCGGCACCATCGACGCGAGCCTGGTAAGCGTCACCAACCTGGACGCGAACAGCATCAAGGCCGGAACGATGACCGTCGACAAGTTCTCCGCCGGACTTCAGGGACTGGTGGGCCAGAAGTTCTACGACTTCGGCCAGAACGCCAGCAAGTGGCTGAACGCCGCAGGTGCAGGTGGCACCCTCACTTCGGTATCCAAGACCGACGCGGCCTCCGGCGGCTACGTCATGCGCTGCGCCGGGTACGTCCAAGGCGCTTACCGTCCGGACCTGCTCATACCCTTCGACCCGAACGTCACCTACCGGGTGACCTGCCGGGTCCGCCAGGTCTCCGACAACTCCACCCCAGGCGTCAACCAGGGCTTCTATGCGGGCGTCACCGGCATCGCGTCCGACGGTGTGACCCTGGTCAACACCAGCGGCTCCAACGCCGTCTCCAGCCAGCACTACGTCGCGGCCAAGGGAGTCCCCCTGACCACGGGTGGCGCGTGGGTGACCTACACGGGCTACATCAAGGGCGTCTCCGCCACCCCCACGGGCGGCAACACGGCCAACAATCCGACCGCCCCGGCCACGCTGCACCAGAACGTGAAGTACATCAGCCCCTGCCTGTACCTGAACTACAACGGCGGATCCGGCGCGGCCGAGATGGACATGTTCACCATCGAGGTCGTCGAGACCGGCCAGGTCAACTCCGCCAACATCAACCTCGGCAACGTCAACGCCTCGCACCTCTCCCTGGGCTCCGTGACCGGCAACATGGTCACCAACCCGGGCTTCGAGGACGCCTCCCGCGTCGGCTGGACCCTGACCCAGAGCGACAACACCCTGGCCACAACGGTTTCCAAGATCGAGATCGCTCAAGGCGGGTACCCGGCTCGCTCCGGGCAGGGCAAGGCCACCCTGGGGGTCAACAACACCGGCACCGCAACCGCGACCAGCGACCCCTTCCCAGTCGTCGCCGGGGAGACGTACATGTTCCGGTACTGGTACTACGGCATCGGACACCTGCACGTCACCTTCGAGACCAGCACGGACAAGGTCACCTGGACCGACCAGATGGCTGGGGTCAACGACGTCACCTACAACGCTGCGGCGTACACCGAAGACATCTTCGAGATGACAGCGCCCACCGGGGCACTGTGGGGCCGGGTCACCTTCCAGCAGTTGAACCCCGGCTCGTACGGGCTGTCCACCTCGTCGTTCTCCTACATCTGCGTGGACGACGTCCTCGTCATGCGCGAGGGCTACGGCGCCACGGACATCTCGGCCGCCGGTATCCGGCTGTTCGGGCCAGACGGAACACTCGGCACGGAACTGACCACGTCCAACGCCTACGCCACCTTCGCGGGCGGAGCAGCAAGCATCGACCCCAACGGCGTGGGCACCTTCAAGTCGCTCTTCACCCCGCAGCGCCCGGCGGGGGCATCCTCCGACGACCCGACCGGCCAGATCTGGTACCAGGGCCAGGAACTGGGATCGCTGCTGTGGAACATGCCGTGGGGCATGGTCACCTACGAGCGCGGCTGGACCCAGAAGCCGACCTCCTCGACCTACTACATGAGCGGTACCGGCAACACGGATGCCTCCTTCGGCCTGATCGAGTTGTCCTTCACGGCAGTCGAGGGGCGCATGTACCGCATCCGGGCCCGCTCGCAGTTCGACTTCACGGGAGGAGGTAGCGGTGGCACCCCGTCCGAGTTGGAGAACGCTATCCAAGCGTCCGGAACGACGACGACGCTGAACGGTTGCACCATCCTCACACCGAACGGTGCCAGCCCGACGGTGAACGACACGATGCTCGGCCGCAACTTCGGGGTCTCTTACGACGGCGTCGGCAGCGACTTCACGGTTGATGTAGAAACCATCCTCGTCTGCTCCACCGACCCGGGCGGACTGTACGGCGCCACCACGGCGCTCGCGCCGGGCACTCACCGGGTCTTGTGGGTCGGGCGCATCCACGCAGGCGCCGCTACCGGCTGGGGTATGCGCAACTACAGCCCGGGACAGTCCTCAGATTTCTACGTCGAGGACGTCGGCCCGGCGGTCCACGAAGGCGGTGTCTACAACACGGGCGGTCAGGTTGTCACGGCCACTCAGACGTACACCAAGACGTACAACGCGGTCTGGTCCCGCCGGTTCGGCAGCGCCGGGTACACCGATGGCTCGATGTACCAGGGCTACTACTCCAGCACCTGGGGCACGCAGAAGTCGATGGTCTACTTCGGCACGCAGCCATACACGGACATGGGCTCCACGGCGAAGGTCTCAAAGGTCGAGGTCTACCTGTACGCCAACCACTGGTACTACAACGGGGGAGGTACGGCGCACATCGGCGTGTTCACAGGAACCAACGAGCCAACCGGATTCTCGGGCGTGGGTGGAGTCAACGACACCATTTCCTCCTGGCCGGTAGGCGCCGGTAAGTGGGTAACCCTGCCGTCCTCCTGGAATTCCAGTTGGAACGCGTCCACCCCCTATCGTGGAATTACGCTCGGTGGAGACCTGGGATCCAGCACCGACAAGACCTACTACGGAATCTTCAACGGTGTTGGCGACTCCCACCCTCCGCAACTTAGAGTGACCTACACGAAGTGAGGAAGTCTTAATGGCTGACGTCACCGTCACCGTTCCCGACGAGTACTGGCCCCGGGTCGCTGCCTCGTTCCACGCCTGTTACCCCAACAACGCGGACACTCCGGACATGGACCTCGTGCAGTTGGCGGTAAAGACCTACATCCGTGACACCTGGGTGAGCACGGAGCAGGCCGCGAACCAGAACAACGCCGCCCCGCGATACAACCAGGCCGCGCAGGACTACAACACGTCCAGGCAGGCGGTCGACAGCGACCTCTCGGCGGAGAACGAGCAGGTCCTCGCGGATTCCCAGTCCGCGTTCCCCGGTATCTGACGTAGAACCGTAAATGCAATCTCGGTAGGCATTCCTGGGAGAATGCAAGCATGCCTACCGAGATTGCATTTCCGTTTCGTCTTGCGTCCGACGGGACCATAGCCGTCGAGACGAGCCCGGACAGGCAGATCGCCCAGCATGTGAACGCGCTCATCGGCACGCAGCCGGGGGAGCGGGTCATGCTCCCCGATTACGGGGTTCCCGTGGCCGATCTGCTTTTCGAACCTGACGCGCCTTTTGTCGCTCAGGAAATCAGTCGTGCCGTGACCACGGCATTCAATTCGTACGAGCCCGGTGTGGTCCTCCAGAAGGCGACCCCGATCCCGGACTCCACGCAGATGTCCCTCGCCCGTATCGAGGTCGACTACATCCGCCGCGAGGACGGGGCGTCCCCCTCCAGCCTGGCTCTCCAGTCCAACACAGCAGTCGTCCGGGTCGGCGGCACCGTAAGCGAGGTCATCAGTGGCTGACGTTCCCGCGATCGACTACACCTCCCGGGACTACGAGGGGTTCAAGGCCAGCCTCCTGGACTTTGCCTCCCGCGCGTTCCCCCAGTGGGTGCCCTCCTCCGAGGGCGACTTCGGCGTGCTCATGGTCGAGCTGTTCTCCTACCTCGGGGACAACCTCTCCTACTACGGCGACCGGCTCCAGCAGGAGTCCTTCCTGCCGACCGCGACGCAGCGGATGTCCCTTCTCCAGATCTCCGACCTGCTCGGCTACCGGCCCTCCAATGGCGTCCCGGCCAGCGGCACCGTCACCTTCCAGACGTCCAACCCGGGCCCGGCCGTCACCGTGCCAGCGGGCACCCAGGTCGTCACGGACTACGTCGACACCATCGACTCTCCGATCACGTACGAGACCAACATCGACGTGACTGTGCCCAAGAACGGTGGCACCGCGACTGTCGCTGTCACCCAGGGAGTCACCCGCACGCAGGTCAACATTGGCACCTCCAACGGTCTGCCCGTGCAGGAGTTCCGGCTGCCCGACGTGCCCGTCATCGGCGGCACCGTGCGCGTGTACGTGGACGACGTCTCCACCCTCACCGAGTGGACGTACATCGACTACATCGTGGACGCCGATCCGAGCGACCGTGTCTTCAGCACCTACCTGGACGACGCGGGCGCCACCTGGGTCCGCTTCGGCGACAACATCAACGGCGCCATCCCGACCACGAACCTGACCCTCTACGCCACCTACCGCGTGGGCGGAGGAACGCTCGGCAACGTGAACGCGGGCGTCGTCAGCGCCATCGCGGACTCCGCCCTGCCCGGCGTCACCTTCGCGCAGGACGCCAGCGGCAACGCGATCTCCTCCGCCATGACCGGCGGGGCCGACCCGGAGACCAACGACCAGATCCGCGCGAACGCCCCCAGGATCTTCCGCACCCAGGACCGCTGTGTCACCCTCGCGGACTTCTCCGACCTCGCGCTGACCACCCCCGGCATCGTCCGGGCCAACTCCATCGCTTCGACCTATACCTCGATCTCGGTGTTCGTCATCGGCTCCGACGGAGGCACCCCGAGCGCGGCCACCCTCCAGAACGTTCAGAGCACCCTCCAGTCCAAGGCCCTGGCAGGCACCACGGTCACCGTGTCCGGCCCGACCACGGTCAAGGTGAACGTCGGCAACGCCTCGAACCCGGTCGTCGTCGAGTGCTGGCCCCGGTACTCCCGGGCCTCCGTGCTCTACGACGTGCAGCAGGCGCTGAAGACGATGCTCTCCTTCGCGAACGTCGACTTCGGCATGCGGATGACCCTCTCCGACTTCTACAAGACGCTCCTCGACGTGGACGGCGTCCGCTACGTCAGCATCCCCCTCATCGCCCGCGCCGACGCGGCCCAGACCGGAACCGCTGACATCGTCATGCGCGCCTGGGAAATCCCGACGGTCGGCAACATCGCCAACATCACCATGACCGGAGGGATCGGCTGATGGCCGCCGTCTACCCGAAGCAGTACAAGTCCTTCACCGTGCACAAGAACCTGGTGGAGGACATCGACGCGTCGCACGTCAACAACCTCCAGGACGAGGTGCTGGCCCTTCAGCAGACCCTGGGTATCCTGCCGCACCAGGACACCGGCCTGAAGATGAAGACCAACACCTACGCCTCCGTCGCGGCCCGGCTCGACGCCATCCAGCGCGGCCAGGGCATACCGGCCTGCTACGTGTCCAAGACCTCGGACTCCGTCAAGGGCGGCGCGACCAAGACGATCTCGTTCACCAGGCCCGCTGCCAGCGCCGACCCCGAGGGACTGTTCAACGGCCACTCGATCACGGCCAACCGCTCCGGCTGGTGGATCGTCTTCGGCCGCGTCATGTGGGCCAACGCCACCGGAGCCAGCGCCGCAGGTGCTGACCGACAGATCAACATCGCAGTCGGCGGCAGCCAGGTGATGTCCCAGGACCTCCCGCCCATCTCCGACGGCAACTCCCACATGCACATCGGCTGGCAGGGCTGGGTCACCGCAGGCAAGACCATCGACCTGTCCCTCTACCACCCGCTGACCACCAAGACCCTGCAACTCCAGAACCTGCACCTGAGCGCGGTCATGATCCGGGAGGCGTGACGTGGGAACGTACGGCGTCTCCATCTACGGGCTGTCGCAATACGGGACGGACATCCACCCCGACTTCGACGTCAGCCCGTTCACAGCCACGCCCGTGGACTACTCCACCGTGCTGCTGGACTGGAAGGCCCCGGCCGGAGCGTGGGACTCCCTGCGCCTGATCCGCAACCGGTACGGGTGGGCCGTCAACGAGAACGACGGCGAGATCCTGCTCGACCAGACCCACACCGCGACCTCGTTCTCCGACAAGGGCGTGGTCGGCGGCCACTGGCTGTACTACACGATCTTCATCTCCGCGTCCGGCCAGTGGTCCCGGGCGGGCACCGTCTCCTGCCTGATGCCGAAGAACAACGGCTACACCCAGCGGCTGTACGACCTGATCCCCGACCACTACAAGGTCGACGTCCAGTCCGGCAACAACCTCACCGACGACTCCAACACCCTCAACCCGTACCTGACCCCGTTCCTGTCCATCTTCGGGTTCGGGTTCGACATGGTGCGCAGCTACTACGACTCCAACCGGTACACCAACGACGCGATGCGTACCCGCTTCGACAACGTCGCCCAGTTGGCTGCCCAGTTCGGCATCCAGTACGAAGCCAGCACGCCCGCGTACCTGTTCCGCCAGCGGGTGCGCGACGCCGCGACCCTCGGACGGCAGAAGGGCACCCTGGAGCAGATCCGCTCCATCATCTCCGAGACCACCGGCTACGACTCGGACCTGAGCATCGGCGACAACCTGATGCTCTCCGACGACCAGGCCGACTTCGACCACCCGACGTTCCCGCAGTGGGACTCGGGCGTGAACTACGCCTCCGGGGAGAAAGTGGAGTTCGGCTCGTACCTGTACCAGGCAGGCTCCTCCGGCGCGTACGGGCAGGCACAGGCACCCACCGGCACCAACGCCTCCAACGCGTACTGGACCGTCGTCTCGTACGGCACCGACTCCACCCTGGTCGACGCCAACGGACACGTCGCGGGCTGGGAAGAGGTCTCCTTCACCGCAGGCGTCACCCCAGGCACCAACGGCGTCCTGGTCGGCATCGGTGTGCAGAACCCCACCAACTCCGACGACAAGGCCGGGAACGCCCTGTGGGTCCGCAACACCAACTCGGGCGGCTCGGTCGCCACGATGGGTGTGCGCTCCGTCGGCCGTCTCTCTGGCCAGTCGACGATGGACCCGCAGCAGCCGGTCCTGTTCGGCGTGCCCGTGCCTTACACCTGGCAGGCGTGGGACAACAACGCCGAGTACCTGCCCGGCGACATGGTCATCTACCACGGCCGGGTCTACCAGGCGCTCACCGCGTCCCTGAACGTCACCCCGCCGGACACCCCGACCGCGAACGCACAGTGGACCCCGCTGGGCTACGACGACCGCGTGCAGATGTGCCTGTCCGGCTACGCGCAGGCGTACTCCGGCGAGCAGGTCAACGTGTACCCGTTCGTCGAGTACTACGACTCCCACGGCTCCCTGATCACCGCGCTGTACTCGGACACCGTCCCGGCCTACCAGGTCCTGGACTCCTTCTCCCAGGGATGGAACGACTGGACCACCCGCACCACCGACCTGGGCTCCGCGTCCTGGACCGAGACGCTGGGTCAGTGGACCTCCGGCGGTTACTCGGGAGGCTGTGCCTACCCGGTCGGCACCACCGCGTCCATCGCCACCATCCCGGGCCACGCTGACGGCACGGTCTCGGCGACGTTCCTGACCAACCCCGGCAACACCCTCAAGCAGGGCGCAATCTTCCGCCTCCAGGACTCCAGCAACTACTGGCGGGCCGGAAGGACAGCGCTCTATCTCGTCCAGTCGGGCGCGGTCACAGGGACCTTCACCTACTCGACCTCCTTCTCGGACGGTGACCGGGTCACGGCCGCCTTCTCGGGGAGCAACATCACGATCTACCGGAACGGAACCCAGGTGCTCACCATCACCAACTCGGCGCTCAGCACCGCCACCAAGGTCGGGATGGCGGTGACCTGATGACCACCCACAGCATCACCTTCGTCAACGACGACGACTGGTCCCCGACCGTCACCGTCTCCGGCAGCATCGTCGGCCGACGCTTCCGCGTGTTCGGTCCCACGATCGGCGGCCCGGTCACCATCGACGGCACGCTGGCCATCAAGATCCCGCGCCCGCAGCCGCTCGCGCCCGAGGCCGGACAGATCTCCTTCCAGGGCCACCTCTCGGCCGGAGTGAAGGCGCCCGCCGCAGCGTTCAAGGACTTCGCCCACTACCCGTACGCGGGCACCGACCCGGCCATGGCGTGGATCGGGATCAACTCCGGCACCCTGAAGTCGGCCGTCGCGGGCTCCTACAGCCGCCCCTACGCCGCGTTCACCGGCCCCGTCGACTACCCGGTATCCGGGGGCGGCTACGCCTGGAAGCGGGCCGCGTACGCCTCCGTCGGGTTCAAGTTCGCGAGCATGTCGGCGAACAAGCACCAGATCCTGGACGCCGTGCAACTGGAGGCACTGCCCGTGGTCTCCACCGGCCCGAGCGCGTACCAGAACGCCCGTGAGATCCAGGCCGTCATCAAGCCGACCCGGCTGAACTACGCCGCCAACCCCAACTTCGAGAGCGCACTGACCGGTTACAGCCCTACCGGCCAGGCCACGCACGCGCTGGACTCCTTCTGCTGGCAGGGCACACAGTCCCTCAAGGTCACCGTGCCCACCTCGGCCACGGCGGACAGCGGTCTGTCCTTCCAGGTGACCGGGCTGATCCCGGGCCGCACGTACACCATGAGCGCCCGCGTGGCCATCGCCCAGGGTTGCGGGGACATTGCACCGTGGTCCGGGACCGGCTCAGTGCAGACCGCCTCGGCGAAGTGGACGCAGTCCGCCAAGCGTGCGGACCCGAAGAACAAGCGGTGGCGCACCATGTACGTCACCTTCACGACCTCGGCGTCCTCCCTGTACGTCGGCCTGAACGTGCTCAAGTCCACGATGACCCCGGGCACGGCCAGCATCTTCTGGGCCGACGGGGTCCTGGTCGAGGAGGGCTCCGCCGTCCGCGACTACTTCGACGGCTCGTTCGGCTCGGACTACCTGTGGGAGCAGGGCGGCAGCCCCAACCTGGCCCGCTCGTACTTCTACGAGAACTACGTCGAGCGCAGTTACCTCATCCGCACCCTGCTCGAAGAGAATGTTCCTCTGGGAATCACGGCGGCCGTACCGCAGTACGCCGTTCTGCCGACTCAGTAACCCCGACCCGTAAGGATCCGCATGTTCACCAACTACGCCGACGCTGGCGCGCTCGCCGTCGGTCTGGTCCTGCCCGCCATCGTGGCCGTGTTCACCAGGCCCTCGACCAACTCCACCGTCAAGGGTGTCACGCACGCCGTCCTGGCCGTCGCCACGGGCGCCCTGGCCACCTACAAGGCCGACCCGTCGCACTTCATGTGGGCCCCTGCGGTCATCGCCGCGTTCCTGGCCTGGCTGTCCGGCACGACCTTCTACCACTCGTTGCTGAAGAAGTACTCGTGGTTCGCCGCGCTCCAGAACCTGCTCGTGTCCGACGTCGAGAGCCGTCTTAATATCGGCGGCGCCGACATCGAGACCTACTTCCTCGCGGCGCAGGCGGCCGAGGAGTCCGAGGACGAGCAGGGCATCACCAACGACTTCCCCTTGAGCACCGACGTCATCGAGTCCGGCGTGGAGGAGGCGGTCAAGGCGGCCGAGGAGATCCCCGTCGTCGGCACCGTGGTCCAGAACTTCGAGTCGGTCGCGGTCCCGGCCATCGTCACGGTCGTCGAGAACTCCACCCCCGCCGTCGCCGCGACGTCCAGCGGCCTGGGACCGAGGGCGTTCTGACCATGGACTGGTTCCGGTTGCTGCTGATCGCCTTCGCCACCTTCACCGCGTGGGAGTGGCTGCGCGACATCCTGCCCCCGATCCCGGCCGCGCTCCAGCCGCTGGTCGTCGTGGGCCTGGCCTACGGTGCGCAGCGTGTTCCCGGCCCGTGGCTGGCCGCTGTGGCGGCTGCCGGAGTCGTGGCGGTGCTGCACACGCAGGTGCGGGGGAGCGGGCCGGAGACGTCCTCTCTGCGCTTCCCGCGCAGGCATCCGGCCACCGGGCGGAGAGTCCCCGACCTCCCCTGATTGTCAAGCACAAGCAAAACCCCGCTAGACAAGCGGGGTTTTCTTGCTTTTAGAAGCCGTAATGGCTAAGGTCTTCCTTGTTGCCAACCACGGCAGCGACCACCACAACACTGGAGCAGACTTGAGCAAGCAGCCCATCACCCTGGCCTTCGCTGGTTCCGCCGACATCGACCCCGAGAACGTCAAGGACCTGCTCAACGACTGGCTCGGCTTCGGCGACGAGGACAAGGACGGCTTCTTCGAGCCGAGCGACCGCGAGATCAACCTCATCTTCCCGGTCACCCGGGAGCACCTGTCCGACGGCCTGGAAGCGGTCCTCGGCTGGGCCGAGAAGGCCGACCTCCCCTACGTCGCCGTCGCCGACAACAAGCGCAGCCGCGCCACCGAGCAGATCCTCAAGGACGCCGAGGAGACCGTCCACGTCGCCAACGTCACGGCGGGCGTCGTCGATCTGCTGAAGAAGGCCGACAGCGTCGGCGACGAGGTCCACGTCATCCTCCTGTGGGGTGACGAGGGCAGCGAGCAGGCCGAACTCCTCCTGGACGCTGCCGACCAGGCGGGCATCAAGGCCAAGGACCTCACCGCCGGACTCGACGACATCTCCTTCGGAGAGCAGCCGCAGGCCGAGGAGCCGGAAGAGGAGCCCCAGCCCGAGCCGGAGCCGGAGCCCGAGCCGGAGGCCCCCAAGCGCGGCCGTCGCCGTGGCCGCCGCGCCGAGCCGGAAGAGGCCGAGCCGGAGGAGGAGCCGCTGACCGAGGAGGACGCACCGGAGGAGCCCAAGGCCGAGGAGCCCAAGCGTGGCCGTCGCGGTCGCCAGGCCGACCCCGAGCCGGAGCCGGAGCCCGAGAAGCAGCAGGAGGACCTGGAGCAGGAGGTCAACCGCGCCGCGCAGAAGATCCAGCGCGAGGCCGCACCGGTCTCCGACAAGGAGATCGACCTCATCCTCATCGGCAACGCTTTGGAGGGTGCCTACAACGCCTTCCGTCTGGAGGACGAGCGCAACGCGGTCATCAACCAGGCCGAGGTCCGCCTCCGTCCGCTGACGGAACTGCTGGCCAAGGCGCTTAATATCGTCGCCGACTCGGTCCACGACAAGGAGGCCGAGAAGCAGGAGCGCCCGGCCGAGAAGAAGGCCGAGGAGCCGGAGGAGCAGGAGCAGACCTCCGGACGCCGTCGCCGTGGTCGGCCGCGCGATGAGAGCAAGACGTTTGCCTTCCTGGTCGACGACGAGGGCAACTACAGCCGTCGTGGCCGTGGACGCATCCCGGCCGGACAGACCGTCGTACACCTGACCCGGGCGGAGATCGAGGAGAAGGGCCTCGAACTCGACTCGGAGTGAGTAACGCAAAAGCCCCCGGCGCTGAAGAGGTTCGAGACCTCAATTCACTGCCGGGGGCTTTTGCCCACCACACCCCGAGGCCCACCACAAACCCCGAGATGGGAAGAACCTAACATGCTCAGCCGACTTAATATCAACGGCGAGGCGGCCCGATGAGCCTTGCCATTCAGTTGGAGGTCTACCGCTCCAAGCACACCCGCTTGGCGGCCCGTCTGGTGCTGCTGGCGATGGCGGACGCAGCCAACGACACCCACCGGATGTGCTGGGAGTCCGTGGGCACGATCGCCAGCAAGGCGAACATCGGTGAGCGGCAGACGTACAACGTGCTGCGCGACCTGGAGGAGCGCCGGATCGTCGAGCGCGTTCCCGACGAGGAGAAGCCTCCGGAGGCGCTTCGGTACAAGTCCGTTGTGCGCAGGATTCGACCGGTTGAGGACTGGCTCGAAGAGGCCGCGCAAGCCGAAGTTGATATGCAAAATTTGCAGGGCCCAAATCAGGACAAGGCCCCACTGCAAACTTTGCAGGGTGCAGAGTTTTCATCCAACCCCAATAACCAACTGGAAGTTAGAGATATAGAAGAAACTTCGTTTCTTCCACCGCGCCGGTCGGCACGGTCTGATCCCGGCGGAGCCGAGGAGATCTCTATCCGGCCGGGTGCCAAGGGGTGGGACGCGGTCCGCGCTCCGCGCAAGGGCGGCCGGAAGAAGACCCGGAAGCAGGTGGCCGAGGAAGCCGCCCTGGCGGAGAAGGAACTCGACCCGGCGTACGTCGTGGCCCAGGCCCTCGGCGAGGGAGATCCAGGAGGCAGCCCCGCTGGCCGTCTCCCGGCCTCGGACGGTGACCTGGCCCCTCCGGTCCAGCGACCTCGTGAGAAGCGCTCCAGGAGGCCGTCGGAGGAACTGGCCGAGTTCTTCGGGAAGCGGGCCGAGGAGGTAGGTCACCCGGTCCCCGGCGCCACCAACCTCCAGGCCCTCTCCGGACAGTTCGGCCGGTGGATGCGCGAGGGCCTGGAGCGGCAGGTGATCCGGCAGATGATCATCACCTACTGGTCCGTGTCCTGGAACCGCTCGGAGAACATCGTCGCCTGGAAGGACTTCCTTGGTGCCCGGGGTCTGCTGACCGAGCGGCTGGGCAAGGCCGAGAGCGACATGGAGAAGCACCGGCACGACGAGTCCTACTGGGACTGATGCCATCAGGGGCGGGCTGCTACGGCGGTCCGCCCCTTACGTTTACCCAAAGACGTATTCCGAAAGACGTAATCTGTGGTAGCCTCCTGAACGTTGAACCACCACCACACAAGGAGGCAACCGTGGCGACAGACCCCCGGGTCCACGCCTTGCGGCTCAAGGAGTACAACGTCCCCGCGCACTACCGGGCCCTGCGGCTTAATACCGTGGCGGACGCCCCTGAGCGCGCCGCCTGCCAGACCTGGCTCGACGAACTGCGCGACCACTACGTCACCGACAAGCGGCCCCTCACGGAGTACCCGGAGGACTGGGGAGCCATCGGCAAGGGCCTGCTGATCGTCGGCCCTCCCGGCACCGGCAAGACGACCCTCGCCACCGCCACGCTGCTGGAGGTGTACTACACCCACCGGCTCCCGGTGCACTGGCTGGCCTACGCCGACTTCGTGAAGGACTCCATCGAGAAGATGGGCCTCCAGGACCGCAGCGAGCCCGAGGCCGTCTCCCGCTGGTGGGAGATCCAGGACAAGATCGTGGCGGCCGAGAAGGCCCCCGTCCTCGTGCTGGACGACGTCGGCAAGGAGCACCGGACCAAGACCGGGTACGCCGAGGGCCTGCTGGACACCCTGCTGCGCCAGCGGCACCGCGAGGCCCGGCCCACGATCGTCACCTCCAACCTCCCGCCCAGGGAGTGGGGCGCCGTCTACAACCCCACGATGGGCTCCTTCATCCAGCAGGCATTCACACAGGTCAAGTTGATCGGAGAGGACCGCCGTGCAGCATGAGCAACTGGCTCTTCCGTTCGAGGACGAGGTTTTGGTGGTTCTCTACAAACGAGAGGCCGAGTCCCGCAGCCTCCACGCGTACTGGGACGCGCTGGAGTACACCGTCCGCGTCCGCGTGAAGTCCCTCGGCTTCACCATCAAGCGCTCCAGCCGGGAGTCCTGGTACGAGGACGGGCGCCTTAATATCCAGCTCCGCGCAGAGGCGGAGCGAGTCTGATGGAGGGCGGAGACATCTCCAACGAGGTCGTCCCGCGCTTGGTCATCGCGTACGAAGGCATGCTCGGCGTCCTGCCCGAGAAGCCCGAGGGGTACGTCACCGAGCTGGTCGCCCGCAAGTTCGGGCGCCGGGCTCGGCAGGCCAAGCGGACCGTGGACGCATACGAGATCAACGACGCGCTGGCCCGGGTCATCTGGGACACCGTCTGGCGGTTCAAGTACTCGGTCGACGTCGTCACCTACCTCGGAGACGACGCCGTCGAGCCCCTGGAGGCCCGCCTGGACGCCGAGGGACTTCCCATCGGCCGGGTGTGGGCCACGACCCCGGAGCGGCTGGCCAGGCGCCTGCCCTACATGCCGGACGTCGCCGCGATCTTCGACAACGAACACCACCTGATCTTCGGCAGCAAGGGCCGTGCCCTGCCCGCCGCACCCACCACCCTGATCGGAGCACTGTAAGTGGCTGACTTCGAGCGGCTGCTCGTCTCCCGCGTCATCCAGGACAAGGACCTGGCCGTCGTCGCGGACGCGGGCGTCACCGCCGAGTTCTTCGGCGACCCGGACAACAAGGCCGTCTTCAAGGCGATCCTGCGGCACAAGGCCACGTACGGCGAGATCCCCAGCCTCGCGACCATCAAGACCGACTTCCCGATGTACCGGTTCGTCAAGGTCGAGGACAGCATGCAGGTGCTGACCGACCGGCTGCGCGAGCAGCACACCCTGGCGCTGCTGGAGCAGGGCCTGGCGGACTCGGTCGACGCTCACGAGGAGGGCAACGCAACCGGCGCGATGGAGGCGCTGGCCCGCACGCTGGCATCCATCGCCTCGGCCGTCCCCAACGCCCGCGACACCGACCTGACGGAGACCGGCCAGGAACGCCTTGCGCGGTACCTCACGCTCAAGGACCTGCCCGACGGGCTCCGGGGTGTGCCGACCGGCTTCAACACGATCGACAGGGCCACTCAGGGCCTCCAGAAGGAGCAGTTGGTCACCTTCGTCGGCCCGCCGAAGGCTGGTAAGTCGACGCTGCTGTTGTTGGCCGCCATGGCCGCGCACCTGTACGGCGAACGCCCGCTTTTCATTGGCTTCGAGATGTCGAATGAGGAGCAGGAGGAACGTTTCGACGCTATCCGTGCGGGGATCTCCCACGCCCGGCTGCGGAACGGAACTCTGAAGAAGGCCGAGTGGGACAAACTCGAAAGGGCCCTGCGGGAACTGGAGGCCATGCCTTCGTTCTTCCTGTCCTCGGACTCCATGAATGCGACGACGCTTACCGGTGTGCAGTCGAAGATTGACGCCATTCGGCCGACGATCGTATTCGTGGACGGCATCTACATGATGCAGGACGAACTCGGCGAGGCTCAGGGATCCAGTCAGGCGCTTACCAACCTCACCCGAGGATTCAAGCGCATGGCGAAGAACCTTCAGATCCCTCTCGTCATTTCCACGCAGGTCCTGGAATGGAAGATGAACAAGAAGAAGGGGATCACCTCCGACTCGATCGGATACTCGTCCTCTTTCGCCCAGGACTCCGACGTGATTCTCGGTGTGGAATCCACGGAGGACGCGAACATCAACAAGATCAAGGTCGTCCTGGCCCGTAACTGCCCGCCCCTGGAGACGTACTGCCAGTGGGACTGGGAGACCGGGAAGTTCGAGGAACTGAACGAGGACCCGTTCGCCATGGACGAGATGAACACCGATGGCTATGTCGGATCGTTCTGAGCCCCGGCTGGTAGTCCTCGCGGGGAACTTCCGGGAGTTCCAGTTCTGGTGCAGGGAGAACGAACGCAATCCCCGTGACCGGAATCTGATATACGCCAGCGAATTCCACCGGCTGCGCGGCCTGGGAAAGGTCCGGTACATCACGTACGGAACCTGGTACCTGCGCCGCGACGCCTGGGAGATCAAGAACTACCTCGACTACCTGGTAAGGAGAGAGCAGTGCCCCGAGCAAAGGCCGGGTGGGACGCCATTGGCAACCCCATCCCCGGAAACGTGACAGCCTGCCTCGACACCCTCGAACTGGAATACAAAGTCCAGGGCGACGAGATTCATATGCCCTGCCCCATGCACGAGCAGCGCACCGGAAAGAAAGACGCACACCCATCCTTTTCCATAAACTACGACGAGGGATATTTCAACTGCTTCTCCTGCGGATACCGTGGCGCGTTCTGGGTCCTCGTCCGGGACGTCCACGAGATCTCCGAGGCCGACGCCAAGAACTGGGTCAGGCGCAGGGGAGGAGCGGAGCGGGTCCGGAAGTACCTGGAGAAGAAGAAGGAGCAGCGCGCCGACAAGGCCGACACGACGAAGCAGATCAATGAGGCGTCGCTGGCCCTGTACACCGTGCCTCCGCTGAGTGCCTGCGCCGAGCGGCTGTTCATGCCGGAGGACGCGGAGGCGTGCGGGGTGCTGTGGGATCCGGCCCGGGACATGTGGATCGTTCCGGTGCGCGACCCGGACACCGGGATGCTGTGGGGCTGGCAGGAGAAGAACGCCCGGTACTTCCGCAACCGGCCGCCGGGCATGGCCAAGTCAAAGACGCTCTTCGGGCTGGACACCTACGACGACGACGTGGCCGTGCTGGTCGAGTCGCCGCTGGACGTGGCCCGGCTGTGGGCCTGCGGGGTCAAGGGAGGGCTGGCGTCCTACGGCGCCGGAGTCTCCGACGCGCAGATGGACCTGATCCGCGACCACTTCGACACCGTCATCGTCGCCCTCGACAACGACGAGGCCGGAGCCGAGGCGTGCAAGCGCCTGCTGAAGGAGTGGACCGGGCGGGGCCTGACCCTCAAGTTCCTCGACTACTCCGTGGCGCCTCACGCCAAGGACCCCGGCGACATGACCGCCGACCAGATCAAGGCCGCTGTACGCGGCGCCTACTCATCCGTCGTCGCACGTTTCTAGGAGACCGACATGACCCGGCTTAATACCTGCCCCCGCCAGGGGGACCACCGATGAAGGCACCCGAGGGCTACGAGCACCTGGGTGAGGACTTCTGGGCCCGCGTCGAGCCGGACCCGGACACCGACTGCCTCATCTTCCAGTCCACCGCGACGCGGCCGTACTACCAGGGCAAGACTCTGCTGTCCTTCCTGACCGGCGGCGACGGGCGACAGAAGCACCGGGCGTGCAGGCGCCGGATGTGTGCCAACCCGGACCACATCCAGGACGGGCACTTCGACATGGGGACGCCGTACGCCCGGCGCCCCCGGTCGAGTTCGCAGTTCGCCCGTCAGTACTCGCAGTGCTGGCCGTCGATCTCCACGGTTACCAGGAGTCGGCGGTCGACCGTGCCGTGGAGCGTGGCTCTCTCCTGATCGCGTACGAGATGGGCCTGGGCAAGACCGTCATCGCCCTGGCCGCCATCGAGGAGCTGCTGGAGAAGGGGGAGGTCGAGACCGCCGTCATCGTGGTCCCGGCCAACCTCAAGTACCAGTGGGCCAAGTCCATCGCCAAACTCACCGACGTGCCGACCCGCGTGGTCACGGTGCGCGAGGACGGGCTGAAGCAGGAGATCACCGTCCCGACGGAGGAGTACTGCGTCCTGATCGACGGCGACGCGAAGAAGCGCGCCGGGCTGTACGCCAAGGTCAAGACGCTCCGGCCGGACTACGTGATCCTCGGCTACGAGAACGTCGTCAACGACTGGAACTTCGTCAGGAGGATCAAGCCGGAGTGCATCGTCCTCGACGAGTGCACGGCCATCAAAACCTTCCGGGCCCAGCGCACGCGGAAGATCAAGAGGCTCACCGCGCCGTATCGCTTCGGCATGACCGGAACTCCGGTCGAGAACGGGAAGCCGGAGGAGTTGTTCTCGATCATGCAGTGGGTCGACGGCGAGGTCCTGGGACGCTTCGACCTGTTCGACCGCACCTACATCGTGCGCAACAAGTTCGGGGGCGTGCAGAACTACCGGAACCTGCCGGTGCTGCACGCCAAGCTGGCCGAGGTGATGGTCCGCAAGACCCGGCTGGACGAGGACGTACGGCCGTACCTTCCCGAGGTGCAGGAGTCCATCATCCCGGTCGCCCTGGACGCCAAGACGAAGAAGGCGTACCAGGCCATCGCGGGAGACCTGCTCGCCGAGCTGCGGGCGGCCGGGCCGACGATGGGTGACTTCGATCTGTTCGCGCACTACCACGGGGGAGAGGGGGGAAACGAGAACAGCCAGCAGGGCAAGATCATGAGCCGCATGCAGGCGCTGGACATGCTGCTGAACCACCCGGACCTGATCGTCATGTCCGGGCAGAGTTACGAGGAGAGCGAGGAGGCCCGGCAGCGGGGCGTGCAGAAGAAGGTGTGGCCGGGCTCGAAGTACGCCTACGAGGTGTGGCAGTCCGGCCTGCTCGACGACGTCACCACGGCCCCGAAACTGGATGCCGTGGCGGCTGCGGTCGAGGACATCATGGCGGTCCCCGGCAACAAGATCATCGTCTTCTCGGTCAACCCCGACATGCTGGACCTGATCGGGGACCGGCTGCCGGAGAACTCGTTCGTCACGTACACCGGCCGGATGTCCTCGGCGGCCAAGGCATATGCCGCCCAGCGGTTCGAGACCGACGAACAGTGTCGGGTGTTCCTGTCCAGCCATGCGGGAGCGTTCGGCACCGACCTGTACATGGCCAACTACCTGATCAACTACGACCTCGCCTGGTCGGCCGGGAAGCAGGACCAGATCAACGCCCGGCACAACCGAGCGAGCAGCGCGTTCAAGGACATCTACATCCTGAACGCGATCACGTCGGGCACCACCGAGCCGCGCAAGCTAGCGATGCTGGCGCACAAGAGGCGGGTGGGCAGCGCCATCACGGACGGGCGCGGCGCCGACGAGAAGGGCCGGATCGAGAACGACGTCCAGACCCTGACGCAGTGCCTGGAGGCGTAACTTCCAGGATCTCACGAGGCACGTCGAGTGGTTCTAAACCCGTAATCGCATGGCACCATCTAGGCATGCGAGAAGAACCACTCGACGTGCTGCTCCGTGAGGGGCTTGAGCACGTCATATGCCCTCCGGAGGAGCAGGAAGACTGGGATCTCACCCCCGTCCGCCTGGCGCTCCGTGGCGCCCCAGCCGACCGCTGGTGAGGTTGTAAAACGGATTGAGTGAATCCGTTGACAAGGGCATATGCGGAACGTAGAGTCGTCCTCACGAAGCGTTGATCGAACGAAGGATCACAGCACGCAGGAGGACGAATGACCACCATCGCGGAAGCCCTCGGCATCTCCTGGGGCAACGGCGTCACCGACGCCCCCGAGTACCGCCTGACCTACCACGCGCAGCAACAGGCCACAGCCAAGGGCTGGAGCAGCGCGCAGGTCCTGGAGGCCGCGAACCGCCCGCAGCACACCTCCCCCTCCAGCCGGTTCCCCGGCCAGTGGCGCCACGTCCGAGGCGAGATAGTCGCCGTCGTCGACCCGGCCGACCACCGCGTCATCACCGTCTACCAGGACGTCCGCGAGACCAGCGTCCGCGCCGACCAGACCGACCGCGACGCGCAGCGCTACGCCAGCCGCCGGACCACGCGCCTCGGGCAGCAGGTCCCGGCCGAGGTCGACGAAGTTACGTACTGAGAAACACGTAATCTCGAATGGACAATCTGGAAGACGTAATGTAGAGTCGGACCTGCTCAACCGACCTACTACTCCGTAGAAAGAGAGCCCCGCTCTATGGCTACCGTGCAGCGACGAGCAACCCAGCGCATCGAACGCCCCATCTCCCTCAACCAGGCCGCGCCCTGGGAGAAGACCCGGCAGTTCCTGGCCCTGAAGTTCCAGGAGACCGAGATCGTCACCCGCAAGAACAAGTTGCGCGACGAGGTCAGCGTCCACGTGGACGCCAACGGGGACATCGACGAGAAGGGCAGCAAGTTCTGGAAGTTGGACCCGCCCATCGAGGTCAACGGACAGAAGTTCACCGAGGTCAAGCGCGAGCGACGCGTCAGCGTGAACCTGGACGAGGAAGCCGTCGAGGCCCTGGTCACCGCCAAGGGAATCCGCGACCGCGTCTTCAAGGAAGTCACCACCGAGGTCCTGGACCAGGACGAGTTGTACGTCCTCAACCAGGAAGGCGTCATCTCCGACGAGGAACTGGACGCCCTGTTCACCGAGACCGAGTCGTTCGCGTTCAAGCCCATCCGTGGCTGATAGGAGCCCCCACCACATGAGCACCATCGCAGACACCATCGACCAGTCCTTCGCCGAGATCGGTGAGCAGTTCTACCCCGGCTCGACGCGCCCCCTGGTACGTCACCGCAACCGTCTTAATACCGAGGCCGTCCCGTCGGCGGCCGAACCCGGAGCATGGGACGCCAAGCCCCGTAAGTACGTCGTGGCCGGAGTCGAGACGGAGTTCTTCACCGTCGGCGACCTCGCCAAGGCGCTGGGACGGCAGCCCGTGACCATCCGGAAGTGGGAGCGCGAGGGAGTCATTCCCAAGAGCACCTACCAGTCCCCGGGCAAGGACGGAGACGTACGCGGCCGACGCCGCCTGTACATCCGCGAGCAGGTCGAGGGCATGGTCCGCATCGCGCACGAGGAAGGCGTCCTCGTGTCCCACCAGAAGCCCATCAAGGGCACCCGCTTCACCGAACGCGTGGTCGACCTCTTCAAGGCCCTGGCGGGCGACGAGTGAGGATCGTCAAGAGCCAGAAGCACCACGTGTCCATGGGGAACTTCGAGTGGGTGGAGTTCGGCTACGAGGTCGACATCTCCACCGACGACTTCCCCAAGGCACGCACCCTCGACGACCTGGACAAGGTCGCCACCGACCAGATCAGCAAGGCCCTCGCGGCCGACATCGAAGAGGCGCGCCTGAACACGGGCGAAGCATCCTCGTACATCCATCTCTACCAGCAGGAGAACTGAATGCCCCGCACCCTGACCCGCCGCCGCACCGCCCGTGACACCGAGGCGTACTCCCCGGCCGACGAGCCCGAGGAGGAGCAGGGCCACGAGGAGGAAGAGGACGAGCGCCCGGCCCGTGGCTCCCGCCGTGGCTCGCGCCGCCTTAATACGGAGGAGGCCGACACCTCCCGGCGTACCTCCCGCCGTGCCTCCCGCGACGAGGACGAGGACGACGAGCCCACGCCGAAGGTCGGCGGCCGTGGCTGGGGCTCCTACGAGAAGACCAAGCAGGCGTCCTCCGGCTTCCCGGACAACTTCAAGGCGGGCAGCGAGTCCGTGATCGTGAAGTTCCTGGACCCGGAACCCTTCCTGGTCTTCCTCCAGCACTGGATCGAGCGCTCGGGCAAGAAGTCCTTCACCTGCCTGGAGAGCAAGTGCCCGCTGTGCGACGACGCGGGTGACAAGCCCAGCCAGCAGGTCTCCTTCAACGTCGTCGACTTCACCGACCCGGACGACCCGCAGGTCAAGGTCTGGCAGGTCGGCCCGATGGTCGCGGACATCCTGAAGAACTACGCCAAGGACAAGAAGACGTCGCCCATCAACCGGGACGACCTCTACTTCTCCGTCCGCAAGGAGACCAAGAACAAGAAGACCAACTACTACATCACGCCGGTCAAGGAGCGTGACCTCCTCGACGACTGGGACATCGAGCCCCTGAACGAGGAGGACCTGGAGACCTTCGACGCCAAGGCGTACGACGAGGACATCCTCCAGGTCACCCGGCGCAACGACCTCAAGGTCATCGTCCGCGAGATCCTGAACGACTAGCGGCCTCCCACGGGGAGGTTCCAGCACATCGCTGGGGCCTCCCCTCAGCTTTCCCACCCACCACCACCGGAGCCCGCTGTGCAGATCCGCAACTCCGTCATCCTCACCCCCGACCGACTTAATACCGTGGTCGAGCGCTTCATGGAGCGCCCGGCCTTCGCTTTCGACATCGAGACCTTCGGCCCCAACCGAGGCGTCCCGACGCAGAACGTCGCCAACTGGCTCTCCCTGGCCTCCGACGGCATGGCCTACGCCATCCCCTTCGGGCACCCCAACGGCGACGTCCTGATCAGCAAGGCCACCCGCAAGAAGAACCGGCTCACCAACAAGTTCGACGCCATCCCGGCCGTCTACGACGCCCCGCCGGAGCAGATGCTCCCGAGCGAGGTCTTCTCCATCCTCCGGCCGCTGTTCTTCGCCGAAGACAAGATCAAGATCGCGCACAACGCTACCTTCGACCTGATCTCCACGGCGAAGTACTGGGGTGAGATCGCACCTCCGGAGTACTCCGACACGATCGTCCTCCAGTGGCTGCTCGACGAGAACATGAAGCAAAAGGGCCTCAAGGAACTCATCAAGCGCTACTACAAGGTCGACTACGACACCGAGAACGTCGGCAAGTGCGTCGAGGCCCACCCCTTCTCCAAAGTGGCCCACTACGCCTACATGGACTCCAAGTACACGTGGCTGCTCTGGAAGCGGTACCAGAACCAGATCAAGGAGCAGAACCTCACCCACGTCCGGCGCCTGGAGGAAGACGTCCTGGGTGTCCTGCTGGACATGGGCATCACCGGGGCGCCGGTCGACGAGGTCGCCATGCGCGAGCTGGTCACCGACATGTCCGCCCGGCTCGTCGACATCGAGGCCGACATCTACCGGGCCGCAGGCAAGCAGTTCAACCTGAACGCCCCGGCGCAGAAGGCCGAGGTGCTGTACGCCCCCAAGAGCGAGGGTGGCCAGGGCCTCAAGCCGATGAAGCCCACCGACGGCGGCAAGAAGAAGCGCGACGCGGGCCAGACGCTGGAGTGGAAGGACTTCAGCACCGACTCCGACAGCCTGGAGAAGCACCCCAACAACCCGGTCGTCAAGAAGATGCTGGAGTACGCGGAAGTCAGCAAGCTGCTCGACTACCCCATCGCGTACCTCGGCGTCGAGGACGACCCCAAGAAGCCGTGCCGGATCTTCAACGGCAGGATCCACGCCGACTTCGTCCAGTACGGGACGGTGACCGGCCGGTTCTCCTGCCGCGAACCCAATCTCCAGAACATCCCCCGCCCCGACACCGACCTGGGTAAGAGGATCCGTGGCCTGTTCGTCGCGCCGCCCGGCTACAAGCTGGTCGTCGCGGACTACGGACAGATCGAACTCGTGGTGCTCGCGCACTTCATCGGCCGTGGTGACCTCTACAAGGGGTTCCACAACGGCGTCGACCCGCACTCGGCGACGGCCGCCGCGCTGATGGGCGTGGACCCGCAGGAGTTCATGCGGCGGGTCAAGGAAGGCGACCGCGAGTGCATCGACTTCCGCCAGGTCGCCAAGGGCATCAACTTTGCCGTGGTCTATGGGGCCGGGCCCGACAAGGTCGCCTCGATGGCAGGCATCTCCGTCAAGGACGCCAAGCGGTTCATGGAGATGCACCAGAAGATGTTCCCGGAGATCTACCGCTTCAAGGAGGAAGTGATACGGGTCTGCCGCTCGCGTCGGCCCGCGCACATCCGCACGCTGCTCGGCCGCAAGCGTCGCCTGCCGCTCATCCTCAGCCAGAACAACGGGCTGCGAATGGGAGCCGAGCGCCAGGCGGTGAACTCCCTCATCCAGGGATCCGCCGCCGACCTGATCAAACTGGCCATGATCCGGCTGAACAGCGCACTGCCGGACGACATGCGCCTGATCCTCTCCGTGCACGACGAACTCGTAACCCTCGCGCCGGAGGACAAGGCCGAGGAATGCGCCGCACTGGTTCGGGAAGCCATGCTCGGCGAAGGAATCCAGAAACTCCTGCGCGTCCCGCTCTCGTCGGACGTGAAAATCGTGGACCGCTGGTCGGAGGCAAAGTAAATGGGCATCTTCAGCCGCAAGAACGACGACGACATACCCGACATCCTTAATACCGGGGAGGACGACCTCCAGGTCGACCTCTACACCCCGCAGATGCTCACGAAGCGGCTGGCCTGGGACATCGTCCCGTGCAGCGAGGTCGAGGCGCTGCTCCCGCTCATGGGACTCAGCCCCGACAGCGCGGAAGTCTCCGAAATGGAGCACGAGGCCAGCCACGACCGGATAGAACAACTCACGCCGCTGAAGGAAATGCTAGCGCTGCTCATCCCGCTAGTTTCCGGCATTACTGCCTCGGCTATGCTGGTTAACTCCGGAAATTCCGTGGACGAGGAAACCGCCGCAGTTCTCCAGCGGCATCATTCCGTCGTCGTCCGCGCCGGAGTGGTGGCGGTCCTCGCCAATCTCCTCGACATGGGAATCATCACGTATTCGGATGGAGTGCAGTTCGGTGACCAACTTCTGGGCTAACAAACTGGGGGCGGCCCGACCGGCCGCCCCGGCCCCGGCCCCGGCGCCGGTCCAGCAGCAACAGCAGATCGGCGGCCCATGGTGGGCCTCCCCGCAACAGCAGCCCTACCCCCCGCAGCAGCCGGTCCAGCAGACAGTGCCAGAACCCCAGCAGAAGGCCCCGGCCCGAGCGATGGTGGCCAAGCAGGACACCCACTGCCCGGACTGCCAGGGCACGAACTACTTCCGCCCGGTCGGCATGATGAACGCGATGGCGCAGTGCTACGAGTGCGGCTACAACCCGCGCTTCCAGCAGAGCACCGCTGGACTCCCGTCCGGCAGCGGAGGAGACGGCCCCGCCACCCCAGCCAAGCAGGTCGCCTCGGGCGGTCTGGGAGGCCGAAGCAACTACAACCCGGGCGCCATCATCAAGGCCGACGGCTCGGTCTAGCGCCCACTCCTCCCTGCCGCACCACTACTGAATGGAATTACTGGTGACCTCCCTGCTCACCCCTGCCGGTGACCTCTCCGACCCTTACCGCTCCTTCATCGCCAAGTCGCGATACTCCAGGTGGATCGACGAGGACAACCGGCGCGAGACCTGGTCCGAGACCGTCGCCCGCTACGTGACGTTCATGCTCGGCCAGTTGAAGGACAAGCACGACTACATCCCCGACCCGGCCGTGGTCGACGAGATCCACGCGGCGATCCTCCACCACGAGGTCATGCCGTCCATGCGCGCGCTGATGACGGCCGGTCCCGCCCTGGACCGCTCGAACATCGCGGGCTTCAACTGCTCCTACCTCCCGCTGAAGGACGCCCGCGCTCTGGACGAGCTGCTGTACGTCCTCATGAACGGCACGGGCGTGGGTTACTCGGTCGAGAGCAAGTACACCGACCAGTTGCCCGCCGTCCCCGAGACCATCTCGTACAACGAGGCTGTCTACATCCCCGTCGAGGACTCCAAGGAGGGCTGGGGCCTGGCCTTCCGCGCCCTGCTGACCTCCCTGTGGAACGGCGAGCGCGTCGACTGGGATCTGTCCAAGGTGCGACCGGCTGGCGCACGTCTTAATACCTTCGGAGGGCGAGCCTCCGGCCCGGGTCCGCTGGACGACCTCTTCACCTTCACCGTCGCCCTGTTCGAGCAGGCCAAGGGCCGGAAGTTCCGCCCGATCGAGGTCCACGACCTGGCGTGCAAGATAGCCTCCGTGGTCGTCGTCGGCGGTGTCCGCCGCTCCGCGATGATCTCCCTGTCCGACCTGGACGACCGCGAGATGGCCGAGGCGAAGAGCGGGGAGTGGTGGGTCGAGCACCCCTACCGCGCCCTGGCGAACAACTCCGCCGTCTACAACGACGGCATGCGCTACGAGGAGTTCAGCAAGGAGTGGGACTTCCTCGTCGCCTCCGGCTCGGGTGAGCGCGGCATCTTCCACCGTGGTGCGGCGCAGCGGCAGGCCGCCAAGTACGGCAAGCGGGAGGCTGACACGGACTACGGGACCAACCCGTGCTCCGAGATCATTCTCCGGCCGTTCTCCTTCTGTAATCTCTCCGAGGTCGTGGTCCGGGAGACCGACACCCAGGAGACCCTGACCCGCAAGGTGCGCCTGGCGGCCGTGCTGGGCACGTGGCAGTCCACGCTGACGGACTACCCGTACCTGCGCGAGGAGTGGAAGAAGAACGCGGAGGAGGAGCGCCTGCTGGGTGTCTCCCTCACCGGGGTCTACAGCAACCAGTGGACCAATGGCGTGATCAGCCTCGGGGACACCGAAGCCCTCGCGGACATCCTGCGCGTCGAGGTCGTCGAGGCCAACGCTGCGGAGGCCGACCGCATCGGGATCCCCCGCTCGGCCGCGACCACCTGCAACAAGCCCTCCGGCACGGTCTCCCAGTTGGTCGACTGCGAGTCCGGCCTGCACCAGAAGCACGCGAAGTTCTACAAGCGCCGGGTGCGGGTGGACAAGAAGGACCCGATCGCGTTCGTGCTCAGTGACTCGGGCCTGCCGAAGGAGGAGGACTGCTACAACTCCTCGGCGTGGGTGTTCACCTTCCCGCAGAAGGCAGGCGCCACGGCCCTCGTACGGGACGACGTGAGCGCCATCGAGCACCTGGAACTGTGGCTGGCCTACCAGCGGCACTGGTGTGAGCACAAGCCGTCGGTGACCATCAGCGTCCGCGAGCACGAGTGGGAGCAGGTCGGCGACTGGGTGTGGGAGCACCTGGACGAGATCTCCGGCGTCTCCTTCCTGCCCTTCAGCGAGCACACGTACGTCCAGGCGCCGTACGAGGAGATCACCGAGGAGGAGTACGAGGCGCTGGCGGCCAAGGAGTACCGGGTCGAGTGGACGGACCTCGCGTTCTACGAGACCTACGACCAGACCACTGGCTCGCAGGAACTGGCCTGCGTCGCGGGGGCCTGCGAGGTCGTCGACCTCGTGACCACCTGAAACTCATCAAAAGATCTTGCTCTGACTAGTTGATACATGGCTGGACCGGTAGTTCCCGACCGATTACGGTATGGGGACTACCGGTTCTGCTTTACGGCTTCAGCATTACGGGATTGGAAGACACCACACACATGGCACTTAATACCAGCGCGGGCGGCCCCGGCAAGGAAGCCCTCGCGCTCATCGCAAAGATCAACAAGACGCACCCGGGCGCGGTCTGTTTCGCCTCCGAGATGCGGGTGGCCAAGCGCTTCACCTCCGGCTCCCTGTCCCTGGACATCGCCCTCGGCGGCGGCTGGCCCGGCAACCAGTGGGTCGAGGTCATCGGCAAGGAGAGCAACGGCAAGACCGCCCTCGTCCTCAAGACGGTCGCGGCCAACCAGAAGAAGGACCCCAACTTCACCGCCCTGTGGATCGCCGCAGAGCACTACGACGTCGACCAGGCCACCGCGCTGGGC